TGCCACACCAGAGCAAGCTCAAAGACGTTTCAAAAAACTACAAGAGCTTGGCGTTGTAAACAGCCAAGCTGAATTAAAAGAACTACAAGAGCTTGTGTCCAAAGGTCTTGGATATTCTGATGATAAATTTATTGCCGGAACAAGAGTAAAGGAAAGGACACCACTAGGTGCTAAGTTAGCTGACAATCCATATTATGGGTTTCTTCGAGGCACAGGTAAAAAATTTGAGAATGCATACCAAGGTGGCGACGATGTTTGGAAAGTGTACAACTTTTCTTTTGAATCCAATAAGTTGCGCAATGCTTTAGATAAAATGGATGACGCACAACGTGCTAGTTACATACAAAGAAAAACTGGCAGATCAATGTCCGCTGAAGACTTCATAGATGAAGAAGCTGCACGTATTGTTCGTAACACTGTACCCAATTACAACCTAGCACCAGAAGGTATCAAGGCACTACGCAAGTTGCCAGTTGGTAACTTTATTGCTTTTCCTTACGAGATTCTAAGAACTGGAGCAAACACAATAGCCAGGGGCATTGATGAACTAGCAGACGAGAGTATAGAGATACAAAAGATTGGTCTTCGTCGTTTGACTGGGGCACTTACAACCTTTTCTATTCTACCTGCTACACTTTCTCAAATGGGTTACGCTATGTCTGGTGTATCCAAAGAAGAGATGGATGCCTATCAAAGATCAATCGCACCTCCTTGGGAAAGAAACGCTCGTTTGATTCCTGTTGGTCGTCAAGAAGATGGCACACCAAAATATGTTAACTACAGTTACTCCAATCCATATGACATACTAGAGAAAACACTTATCGCTGCGTTAAACAAAGCCGAAGAAGGACGTGCTCTAGGCAAGGGTGGGGGTCAGATTGTTTGGGAGGCGGGACAAGAATCTCTCACAGAACTCTCTGCACCGTTTACCGAAGAGTCAATTGCTGCCGCTAAGATAAGAGATGTTCTAGATCCACAAGCAGAAAATATATTTGTAAGATCTTTAGGAAATATTGCAGGGGGTCGAGCGGGACGGACGGTAACTGGAGCCAAAGTTTACAACCCTCAAGATAACGCCGGAGACAAAGTCTCTAAGTCTTTTGCCCACATAATGGATGCACTTCTTCCAAGTATTGTTCCTGTAGATGTACGTGGTGGTGAGTTTGAACCTAGTCGTTTTGTTCGTAGTCTAGTCAACAGCCTTGGATTAGAAGACGCTACAGGGATCAGTGCAAAAGATCGAATGGGTCGTGAAAGAGAAATAACAACAGAACTCTTTCGTGCGTTCAGTGGGGTTACACAATCAGATACTCAAGCCTCTGATGCTATGAAGTTCAAAGGTTATGAGTTTGCCAAAGCAAGACAAGACGCTTCAAACATTTTTAACTCTGTTGCTCGTAGACAGAACGTAGACTCAGCACAATTGTTAGAGGCGTACAAAGATGCAAACGAAGCAAGGTATCGAGTTCACAATCAGTTCTATCAAACTATTCAAGCGATGCGAACCTTTGGTATGCCTGACAATAAAATCAGGAAGACTCTAAAGGATGCCGGTATTGGTGGTGTCAACGAGATAATGCGTGGAAGATACGTCCCACTTACTCCAAGTGATTCCGTTCTAAAAGAAATGCGTAGAAACAAAACAATACAAGAGTATCCTCGTGGTGAGATAAGATCTATAATATTGCAGCAAAAGAAAAGAAAGTTTGGAGAACAAAGTTTTCAACCTAAAGTTTCTACTCCTGAAACAACTCCGCTACCTACGTTCAATCCTAGATTCCAAGGAACTAAAACACCTACAAGTCCATCCACCTTTAACCCAAGATTTCAACAAGACAGCAGTCTACAAGTACCACAGTTTCAACCGACCCAAGCTCGTGCACCTGGGCCAGTAGATCCTGCATTGTTAGGTGATAACCCGGTAACCGCTGCGCTCAATGCACAGATTGTGAACCGTCGTGGGTAATATCTAGATCTTCTTCAACAGTCATCGTCACACCGACGCCGCCAAATAGTTTGACCATCTCGTCACATAGATGCTCGGCATCGTCCATGATCTCGTCATCACCTGTGTTGGCAGCAAGATTCAATGTCATGCCCACAAGTTCCATGAGGTGTTTGACCTGCATTGGATGCATGTCCACAAGACCTACTGTTTTCATCTTTTCTGGTTTCATTCGATTTCTCCCCAATTATCCTTGAGTTCATCGTCTACTTTAGAGGGGACTCTCAAGACATCCGACAACCCATTTTCCATTATGTGCTTGATGTTGTGCGCTTGGTCGTCGCCCTCTACTGAGAAGCATAACTCATCGTGCACCGTAAGCATAGGCAAAAGTCCTTCTTTGTAACAATCTGCCATAGCTTTCTTTGTTTGATCCGCAGCGGAACCTTGAATCAATTTGTTTAACGCCTTGTAAGTAAACGCTCTTCTCAATGGTTGACCGTATTCTTTCATGGCTTCTTCGTATGGTAGCGGTTTCTTATACCCAAAGGATCGAGGCTCCCACAAATGGAAGCGACACCGTCTACCCAACAGGGTTCTGATCTGCCCTGTTTTTTCTGCTTGCTTTGACGCTAGGTCTGCAAGGTTCTTAACAAAAGGAACTTTCTCTCGGTGTGTATCCAGTAGTTCCCCTGCTTCTTCTGGTGATATATCTAACTGCGCTGCAAGCTTACCTTTGCCCATGCCGTACATGATCCCCAAGTTTACAACCTTGGCTTCCTTACGCTTGATCCCTGCAATGTCAGCCACCATCTGGTGCAGATCCACATCACCTGTGTGATACTCTTCAACAATCGTATCGACAATCGGGTGCTTGTACTCACCCTTCAAGCTTGCTGCAAAGTGCACCAGTAACCTTGGCTCTTGGCTTGAATAGTCAAACGACCCCCATTTGCACCCTTGCTCTGGTATAAACAGACCACGAATCAGCTTCTTGATCTCGGGATCTCGTGCCGGAATCTGCTGAAGGTTTGGGTTTGAACTAGAAAACCTACCTGTCACAGTGCCTCCGTCATCAGAACGTAACTGATGGAACTCGCAGTTGATCCTACCGTTGTGCGAGTGCTTAACTATTGTATCGATGAACGTGCTATCCGCCTTGTCAAATTCACGCAGCTTGACGATCATTTGTGCAACCGGGTGGGCGTGTGCATTAAGATACTGTTTGGTGAATGACGGTGCCCCTGCTTCAGTCTTAGGGTACTTCAGTCCTAGCTCCTCGAACACCGCAGCTACAGACGCAGCCGCCCATGGTTCTATCTTGATGTTTGTCTGTCGGTAGATCTCTTCCCTCAGTTCTTTACCCTTGGCTTTGAGTAAAGTCTTGGCTTGATCTGCCTTGTCCAGATCCACACGCACACCTAGCTGACGCATGTCACACATCATAGGTATCAGGCTAGTCTCCAGATTCCAGATGCTCCACAGATCTTGCTTCTCCAGTTCTATCTTCAGTCGCTCCCACAAACGCAGAGTCATACCCGCATCCTGTTCAGCGTACCGTCCGACAAACTCAGGAGGCAGCTTGTACATCTCAGCCTTGGGATCAAAGCCCCACTCTGCTGCTGCAACACGTAGGAGTTTTTCATCCTTGCGTTCATCGAGGTAGTCCCTGCCAAGGTTATTCAGACTGTAAGACCAACGGTTCTCGTCTACCACCGCACCAGTAATCATGGTATCGATGATTCGACCTTGTACTTCTACACCTTCGGCACGTAGCCAACCCAGATCATACGTGGCGTTGTGCATGATCTTGTCTATGTTTGGTGTTGCCATCTGTTTCTTGAGCCACTTGAGCGCGATCCTCGCATCCATGTTGTGACCGTTCTCATGACGGATGGGATAGTATCCCTCCCAGTCTCCGGCGGCTACGGCTATACCTA